TGGTTATGTCGTTGCCGCTGTTAATGCTGTTTGAAGCCACCATGCCATCAGCGCCAACCGTGGCCCTGTGATCTCCACGGTCATGCTGCAGTATGGTGATGTTGTTGCTATCGCCGTGAGTGACGACCATAGCCTGTTGGTTACCAGAATCCACCTGCTTGACATAAGCAGTGTTGTTGTCACCTATCTGCTCTATGTAAACGAACTTGGAATTTGCCGCAGGCATGGCCACAGCTGGGCCAGTGCCGGCAGCACCCACTGTCTGTGCTGCTGCAGTTGATCCAAACAGCAAAAATGCTATCAGTGTGCGTATCATCTGCTCTGTGATATCCTTATGATGCTGTTGCCTCCGCCGTTGACGCGCTGGTTCAGTGTGTACTGGTCCTGCGACAGCGACAGCAGCGAGTTCTGATCTTTGTCCAAGGTCACTTCAGCATAGCTTGATGTACCATTGCGGTAGAGCACCAGCTGGTTACCCATGATGATGTAGTTTAGACCGCTGGCCTTCTTGTATCCTGGCAGCAGCCCTTCGTTAGCAGCTATCTTGAGCATGTTTTCCAACAGCTCTGCGTTCAGCAGGTCCAGCATGTTGGCCAAGAACTGCTGACTGAGATAGTCTATGTCTAAGCGAGATCCAGCTGCTGTCAGTAGGTTGATATTGAGATCATCAAACTTCAACAGATCAGCATCAAGATAGTTGATATCCAGCGCGGTTTTCATGAGATGCTCGCTGCTGTGAGCAGCAGCTTCCCTGGGCGGTGTCAGTATCAACATGTTGTTGATCTGGCTGGGATCCAGCTTGAGTATCACGCTCTTGGCTGGATTGGCTTCTCTGCTCTTGGTCACCGTGGCTTGGAATGGTTGATCAAGCACTTCCTCACCCGCATCAGTGGTCACTATGATCTTGCCTGTCTTGCAGTCTCGCTCCACGTTCTTGAAACCCACTGGGCAACTTGGTAATAGGATGATGAGGCTGCGTCCCAGCTCATCGACGGTCATGCTAAAGTCCGTGCCGCGCACGCCTATGGTTGCCGTTGGTGTCTCGATCTTCACGCTGGCAGGGTTGTCCTTGGCTATCTGGCCGCTGGCATAGCGTGCAGTACCCAGCGCCATCTTGATGGCCAGCTTGCCAGTGTCCTTACCGGACGCAGGATCATAGACAAACTCATCTATGACCATCTTGCTCTGTTCGTTGATCTCTACCTTGGTATCATCCTCGAAGGTGATGCCAACACGAGCTCTAGCAGTGACCACGGCGTCATTCATCTCCACACGGGTGTTTACGGCACTGGGTATGCTGTTCTTGTCGCGCTGGATCTCAGCCAGTCCGGTCTGTTCTGTGACAGAACCTATGGCTGCGGTCGCATCAGTTGCCGCTGATAACAGATATAGTGTTATTGCTGCCAACGCTAGTGATGTTAACCTTGCTGTCCACTGTGCCACTCTGAGCCACTCCCACTGTGTTGCTGCTACCTGTCAGTGCCACTGTAGCTTCGAAGCCATTTAATCCAGCTGGACCGTGCTGCGTCACAGTCACGGCATTGTCGCTGCCAGTGGCTGTGATGGTGCTGCGTGCGCCCAAGAGGTTGCTGGTGATGCTGTCCGTGTGCAGGGTGTTGCGGTCGCCAGTGACTTCAGTGCTGTGCGTGCTCTTGCTGCCAGCATTGATACCAATGTCGTTGTTGCTGCCAGTGATGTTGGCCGTGATGTTGCTGTCAGCACAGGCACTGGCCTTGTTCACGCTGCCGCTGCCGCAGTCGATGTTCACTGTGTTGGTATTGCCCGTGACAGTGCTCTGCACCGTGGTGCCAGCACCCTGAACGTTCAGTGCTGCGGTGTTCACAGCTCCTATCTGTGACACGGTTATTGATTGATTGTTGCCATGCAGTATAGCTGCTGCGGCGCTGTCGCCTACTGCGTTGTCACCACCTGATTGCGTGACGCTGATGTTGCTGTTGTTGCCAACTTGGTCTATGTAGACCTGGTTACCAGCTGCTAGTGCTCCACTTGCTGCTAGAACCGACATCGCTGTTCCCATCAACAGCGACTTCAAACGTAGCATACTCCCTCTCCTCAGGTGCCCTCGCCGGGGTCACACATCATTTCGTGTCTGGGCCCTTGGCTGGCAATGCCTTGGCCGGTGTTGGTTTAGCAGCTGATGCGGGTCTCGGTGCGTATTCCCAGAGCTGCTTCTTGATCCCTTGCTGTATCATGTCTACCACAGCTGCTTCAGTGGCCAAGCGCACGGAGTAGGTAGTTGGTTCGTTCTGTGCCGAACCAGCTTCCATCTGCACGCTCATGGTACCTGCGTCCACGAAGGTGAACACGTTGGCATCGCTGCCTTGGCTGTATATGGTCTTGGTGGCTCCTGCGCTGACCAGGACTTCACCGGTCTGCACGCTGATCAAACGTATGACCACGGTGACCACGTCAACCCTGTAGTTGATGTCTGCGCCTATGCCCAGCAGCTTGGCACCCATTCCACCACTGATGGTGTCAGCGTCATAGCCAACGATGCCACCTTCCAGCATCACGCCTGCTACCAGCATGGGACTCAGCTGCTTGGCATCCTTGCCCTCATAGGTCTCACGTTGGTTGCGTATCAGCTGTCGTTCCTTGATCAGATCATCCAGTCCCACACGTTCTACCACCTGGAACCACTTGCCGTTACCCGCGTCCTGCAGCGCCTTGATGAGGAACACTTCTGCGCCCTGTGTCACGGCACTGCTGAGCACTGAGAACTTGTCATTGGGCTTGCGCTGTCCGGTCTTGTCGTTGAAGCTATACACAGCTATGGTTATGGGAGGGCCGTTAGGACCCTGCATGCCGTAGAGGCTGCTGACGTTGCTGCGCTTTAGGATCTGCGGTGTGGCACTGACCACTGACGGATCGATGGCCTTGTCACTCATGCAGCCGCTCAGCAGCGTCAATCCTGCTGCTGCTATCATCTTGCCTATCTTCATCAGAACTTGAAACTCCCCATGGGTACAGTGATATCAGTCTTGTTACCAGTCTCATCTATCACTGTGAGCGATATGGTACCCGCAACCGTGTCCTTGATCCAGCTGATGGTGCTGCCTTGGAAAGCCATGGTACCGGATGTGCTGCCATCGCTGAACATGGCATTGCTGAGCTGCAAGCTCAGCTGTGCGTAGATGCGAGATTCTAGATTGTTCATGAACTTGCTGAGATTGGTGTTCTGTGCCGCAGCTTTCGCAGCGTCAGCTTCGGCTTTCTTCTGTGCTTCTTGGGCCTGCCTGCGGCTGAATTCCAAGTTTTCTATGGTCATAGCTTGGCTGCTCCAAGCAGCTGGGTCGTCACCAAACGCAGGATTCTTGAAACCATAGGTTATCTGTCCAGCCAATGCGCTGGATGACAACAGCGTGAAAACCAGAGCAAACAAGCGTGTTTTCATGGTAATTCCCCCAAAGAACGCGCTCATATTTATACAGATGCTGGATTTTCAAGCATCTGGTGTGCTGGTCATCCTATCTCTGCCATGAATCGTCTGACTGCTGCTACCGTGTCATCCATGAGCATGATCTCAGCATGGTTGGCATCCAGCTCTATGGTCTTTCCTGCAGCCCAGCTCCTCTGGCTCTTGAGCGTGACCACGCCATCATTGGGTTCGTACATGTAGGGATTAAAACCCACGGTGCTCAGCAGATGCTGCACTGGTTGAGCATATGTGGTCCGGTGCAGCCGCTGCATGAATGTGCTGCGATGTGCCACTTCATTGATGAATCCGCTGCGAGTGAGATAGGCCTGCAGGGCATTCACGCTTAGTCCGTCCAAGGGCGTGGCTATGGTGGTGATGCTGATCACGTTGGGATTGTCAGCCAGTGCCAGTGCGATCAACCCACCCATGCTGTGTCCTATCACATGGCTGGGTCGATCTATCACTGCTCGAGCACAGATGTCATCTACTCCGTTGACATCATTGTGATAGTCTAGGAAATGCCAGTCATGCTCATTCAATCTTGAACGCAGATAGTTGAATATGACCGGCGTGCTGAAAGCACCGTGTATAGCGAATATGTCCATCAGCTATTTACAGGCGCTTGCAGCTCCATTTGGTTACTCTGATGGTGCGATTGTTGTCTCTGATGTCGATCTCACCCACGCCTTCCACCATGTCAAACCTGCTCAGAGGCACACCACAGGGGAAGATCAGCTCGTGGAATTCTCGCCTATCTGTGCCCAGAGTGCAGAAGGTGATGTAGTCCTTCTTGCCCCGGACCCAGCCGCGGCAATACATGCGATGCGCAGCTACCAAACCAGAAAACGTGATGGTCCTGCCCAGTTCCGTGCTATAGCAGCCGGGCATGAACTCGTCGTGAGTCCAGAAGCCTCGTTTTCTCATCTGATCAGCATGGCTGTCAAATATGGGAACCTGCCAGTCTGCGTTGCGCAAGGTGTTGCCATCCACTCGCCATGGTCGTTTGTTGCCTTCGATTCGCCAGCCTGCGGCCTTGGCCTGCTCCATGTGCACCCAGGGCCTGTACATGCTGTTGTTGTTTTCCAGCGTGCTCAGCCAGAACGCCTGTGGGTTGTGCACCTTCTCATAGGCCAAGCCCCAGATCAGGTTGGCCAAGTTGATGGCGTGTGCTTTACACAGACCAAAGCCGCCCATGTTGCCGAACAATTCCATGATTAGTTCCTTGCGAGGGCTTGAACCAATCCTCTGCAGGAAGTCCAAGCACAGTTCTTCGTTGCCCTTGATGAAGCCTCGGCGATACATGTCAGCTGTGTAGGCATCGCAGCCCAGTTCTTCCATGATGAGGTTGATGGCATCTTCGTCGAAGATCAGACCATTCTCATACTTGAGCTCGCCGTATGGTGCGTCGTTGCTCATGAGATCTCTGAAGAACACGCCCTTGGTGCGACCTGTCATGGCCGCTGGACGTATCAGCGCTGTGGCTATGGTTAGGTCACGCTTGTTCTTGACTCTGAGAGCTCTCAGGGTCCTGCGCATCACAGGACTTTCGCCCTGGCACACGCCCAGCGTGTCACCACGTGATAGCAGCTCTGCTGTGGCCTCATCCTCATCTGGATAGTCCATGGGATGGCGGCCGCTGATGTCAATGAGCTGTGCCAAGCCACGATTGCTGAGCACGTCTATCTTGAGGAATGCTAGGTCTTCGCACTCATGCTTGTCCAAGAGGATCTGGTTGTCCTGCCGTATCAGGCTGGCAGGTGGTGCGCGATCAAACACCACTATGCCTCCCGGATGCTTGCTGATGCAGCGCTTCTTGCCTATGAGCTTGGCAGTGAGCTTGCGCCATTCCTCCTGCTGGTGCTTGGGAACCAGCTTGGCGATGTCCTGGCTACCGGGTATCTTGCCCTTGTGGCCAGTGATGCGCTTGAGGCTTTCCTTCTGTGCCGTGCGTTCTCGGAATCGCACGTAGTTGCTGAGGCGTGCGCTCTTGCCTGGCCACTTCTTGTAGATGCGCTCCATGACTTCCTTGTGATAGTAGTAAGGGAAGTCTATGTCAACATCGGGCAGATCGTCCCTGAATGGATTGAGGAATCGTGCCAAGGGTATGCGCTCTTTGACAGGATCCACGTCAGTGATTCCCAGCAGATAACAGACTAGACTGCTGCCTGCGCTGCCTCTGGTTATGTGTGGTATGTCTCGGGTAAGTTCAAGGACGTCTAGCACTCTGATGAAGTGCTTGGTGAAGTTCTGCTCGCTTATTATCTCAAGCTCTTCTGCTAATCTCTTGTCGTAAGCCTCATCCTCGGGTATGTCTCTTACGAATCTCTTGCTTAGTTCTATCCAGTTAGTGCGTTGTATGTTCACTGTGGTCGTCATGTTTATGTGCCTCTTTTGTGCCAAGTGTGAATGATGCCGCCAATAAGGGAGCATGCGATACTTATCAGCTGCCCTCAGCAGGTGACTGAGAAAAATCATTCCATAAATACAGCTCACAGCACGAGGACCGCAGTGGATACCACACGCATAATTGGCAACAAGAACTACGGCGTTGACGGCAACGTCTATGTTGGCTATCAGGGAGAGCTGACCGTAGATCCAAACAGCTTGGCTGTGAGAGTCCACGATGGTGTGCAGCCTGGTGGTTTACCGATCGTCGGCGTCACTGGTCCAACTGGTCCTGCCAGTGGTCCCACAGGACCATCTGGACCAACTGGTGCTACTGGTGCTACTGGCGCTGCCAGCACAGTCACCGGACCCAGTGGTTACACAGGTGCCACAGGTGTCACAGGCAGCACAGGTCCAACTGGTCCTCAGGGCATACCAGGCACAGCAGTGCTCACGGGTGCCACAGGTCCCACAGGTCCTCTGGGAGGTCCCACAGGTCCACAGGGTGATGCGGGTCCACAGGGCCCAGCTGGAGGTCCCACTGGTCCAACCGGCCTGCGAGGTATCACTGGTCCGACTGGTGTCCTAGGTCAACGAGGATCGACTGGTGCTACAGGTCCCACAGGTCCCACAGGTCTAAACGGTAACACTGGTTTACCAGGTGCCACTGGTGCCACAGGACGTACTGGTCCCACAGGTGCTGCTAGCACCATACCAGGTCCAACAGGAGCCACTGGTCCACTGGGCACCGGTCCCACAGGTCCCATGGCCGTGGGCGTCTATGAGAGATATGACTACACAGCAGTGTCTGGACAAACAGTGTTCGCAGCTGTTTACCAAACCGGTTTCGTGGACGTGTACTACAACGGCATACTGCTACAGGCCACTGATTACATAGCTACCAATGGTACCACGGTACAGCTCAACGATGCTGCCATAGGTGGCGACCCAGTCAGCATCATAGCTTGGCAGATCAGCGGCATCAATGGACCAACCGGCCCAAGCGGTGCCATAGGCTACACCGGTCCCACTGGTGCGTCAGGAGTGACTGGCCCAACCGGATCGCCAGGTACAGCTGCTAACACGGGAGCCACTGGTAGCACAGGACCCACAGGCTTGAATGGGCCACAGGGACCCACTGGTGCGCCTGGCACTGCCGTGAACACAGGTGCTACCGGTCCAGCTGGCGCTCCCGGGGGCCCAACCGGACCAACTGGACTGCGAGGACTGACTGGTCCCACTGGAGCACAGGGATCAGCAGGCATCACGGGTACCACTGGTCCAACTGGTCTGCAGGGCTGGACTGGACCCACGGGCGCAGCAGGCACGCAGGGCATCAGAGGTCCTACCGGAGCACAGGGACAGATCGGACCAACCGGAAGCTTCAGCAACAACAGTCCTCGGACCTTGGCCAGATACAACAACGGCACTCAGACTGTGTCGACTAGCAGCAACACAGTGGTGCTGTTTGACACGCCAGACACTGCTCCAGGGCAGCCCACCAGCTACAACACCAGCAGCCAAATAACCTATGACCTTGGATCTTTCGTATACGAAGGTCCAGGTACTGTTACCATGTTGGTCACTTGGCAGATAGGTTGGCAGTATTTCAACCTCGGACAGAGATACACTTGGTTAGCCTATGACGGAGACTACAGCAATAGATATGGTTATCAGGCCCAACTGAGCACCAACACTGACCCATTCCAAGCATCTAGCACTGTGATAACCATGACCACCGGTCAGTATTTCAACATACTCTGCTACCAGGATGCTCCCAGCGCCAGCATGACCACTGGTGGAACCATAGGCGGTGTTAGCAACAACCTCGCTAACCGCATACAGGTCACGCAGATCTAATCTGAACGGCTCGCTAAATATGGGAGCAGTATCAGATCAGAGGGCTAGATCCAATGTCAATGCGATTATTCCGCAGCACCACGCTTGATAGCAACGCAAACACCTACGTTGGAGACAGCCTAAGCCTGTTCGTGGGCAACGACTATGTGGTACGCATCAGCGACAACACCACGCCAGGTGGTGTTACCATACAGGGCAGCGGCGGCGGAGTAACTCAGAGCCCCACGCCTCCCAGCAGCCCCACTGCCAACACGCTTTGGTATAACACGGACACTGGCCGCCTCTATGTGTATTATGAAGATGTCTGGGTAGATGCTGCGCCAGCGCTAGCAGGTCCAACTGGACCAAGCGGCACCAATGGTAGCACGGGTCCAACTGGCACGCAAGGTCCAACAGGTCCCAACGGTGGCCCAACTGGTCCTACTGGCGCGAGCATTACTGGTCCAACAGGTGGAACTGGTCCAACAGGCAGTGGATCAACCGGTCCCACAGGTCCAGCTGGCGCGAGCATTACTGGTCCAACAGGTGGAACTGGTCCAACAGGCAGTGGATCAACCGGTCCCACAGGTCCAGCTGGCGGCGCTGTAAACACTGGGAACATAACCTTCACTGGCAATGTCATAGGCAGCACCAATGGCAACATAGTCATAGACACTGCGCTGGTACCAAGTGGTAACAGCACAATTGATCTGGGAACCATAGACAACCAATGGCGCAGCTTGTACGTGAGCGGTCAGACCATCTATCTAGGCGGTGTGCCTCTGAGCGTATCCGAAGGCAACACGCTGGCCTTTGGTAACACCACCATAGCCAACACCAGCAACACCATCACCACAGTCACTGGCAACATAACGTTCTCAGACACAACTTTAGGCACAGTGATGCCTGGCAGCAATGTAAACATCAGCCCTGCATATCAGCAGATCGACACCAATCAAGCTGCGTATATGGACTTCAATGGGTTCAGTCCCGGTACTCAATCAGTGAGCATGAGCCCTGGTATCACCATCGGCACAGGTGCGTTCACGCTTAGCTTTTGGATATACCGCAGAAGCGTGTCACAGTGGACACCAGTGTTTAGCTATCTACAAGGTAACTCACAAAGCCCGTTCATATACTTTGACAACAGCAACAACCTTGTAATTGATCCATATTACTTTGCACTACCAGTTACGATGAACGCTAGCCAGTGGTACTACGTGGCCATATGTCGAGACGCCGATGGCAACTTAAACATGTGGTTGGACAACCAGCCAGCAGGTCCTGCCATAGCCAATGCTGTGCTCACGCACCAAGAAGAAGGTCCAATAACTGAGCTGGCCTATCTGTGGTATGGTCCATCATACGCACAAGCAGCTTTCAGCAGCGTGCAGGCCGTGATAGGCAGCAACATCTATGCTACCAGCGGCAACATCACGGTTCCCACTGACGTGCCCACCGTGATACCCGGCACTGAACTGCTGTTGTGTACCAGCTACGGCACTTACTTTGCATTCAGTGATGCCAGCAACACGCAGATCATAAGCAACAACAGCGACACACCGGCGTTCCAAGGTGGCGTGCCTGTCTACAACGTGGAGATCATCAACACCGCACTGACATGGCAGTTTGCAATTGGCAGCGAAGGTCAACCACAGTTGGTCATGCCGCCCAATACCCTTATAACCAGTCCAACAAGACAGCTTTACATTTACGGCAGCGAAGGTCTTCACTTAAATTCTGGTGCCGAAGGTTACATAGACTTCTATGTTGCTCAGGCTCCTTATGGCTACGGCGCTTCCGGCGGCGGCGATATCAACCTCAATGCTGGCGCTGGAGCAGATGGCGGCGACGGTGGCAGGATAAACTTCTATGCAGGCTATGGCAGCAGCAACATCATCACGCAGAGCGGCGGCGAGGGCGGCAGCATCTACCTGAACGGCGGCCGAGGTCAGACCTACATCAGTGCTGCGGCCATCAGTGCCATATCCCTGACCACTCCGGTCACACTGACCGTGCCAGATAACAACATGCAGTACGGTGGCAAGATCTACATACAGAACCTGCTCACTGCCACTGAGCTCAACAATGCCAGTTATTACGTCATACCCAATGGTGACTATCTACAGCTGTTCCAAGATCCTTGGCTGCAGATACCAGTGGTTGGCGCCAGCGTGAGCCCATACTTCACGGGCAACGTGACCACCACCAGCCAGGTTCCCGTCAACACCAACTTCTACAATTACAAGGGCTATCTGGACATCAGTCCCAGCAGCAACGTGCTGATCAGCAACATAGGCACGGGCTGCGTGATCAACAGCGCCAATCTGGCTGCGTATGGCCTATCTGACCGGCCCGTGAGCGCACCGATATTACCTTCGGGCGATCAGACACAGGATCTCTACTTCAACATATTTGATTATGTGGGTGGCAGCATAGAACTTGGCGGCAGCAAGTGGATGCGCATGACCCCTGGCGTGACCTTTGGCGCCAATCCCTGGACCGTGAGCCTATGGATCCAGCTCTATGACAACACACAGGGCACCATAATTGGCAGCCTTGCCAACCTAGGCCTCAGGATCAACATTGCCAGCCCCACTGAGATCACCGTGGGCTATGCCAATGGCGGTGGCAACACCTTTACCGTGCCTACCATGGGCGTTGGCACCTGGATGTGGCTGGCCGTGAACAGCGACGCCGATGGTATAGCTCTGTGGCTCAACGGCGTGGCCAGCGTGAGCTCGCTGGGAACCAACGGCAACTTCACTGATGCCACGCGCACCATCGGTTACGATGTGGCTGGTGGACCAGACTACTTCCAGGGCAGGTTCCAAGGGCTGCAGATAACCAACGGCACAGCACTGTACAGCAGCCTCAGCAGCACCATAGACATACCCACAGCGTTCAGCGATCCCACACAGGCCAGCTGGAGCCTGCTGATGAATGCCTTCTATGGCGCATTCCTAGCTGACAGCTCGGGTACGCAGACCATGACGCCCTACAATGGCCCGAGCTGGTATCAGGATGCTCCCATAGCAGCCTGGGCGCCAGATGCTGAGTGGGTATTCACTGTGCCTGCATCTGGGACCATCACGGCCAGCACCGACGGCGGTAGTGTTTATATAAACGGTGGGACCCCTGACAATCCCAGCACCGGCAGCGAAGGCCGCGTGAATGTGACAAGCAACCTCAGTGTGGCCAGCGTAGAGCCCTACAATTACGGCAGGGATCTGCTGCTACGTAATCAAAACAGCTACTTCAACTTCAACAACCAAAGCACAATCAGCAGCCCAGGCAGCACTCAGTTCACACCCTATGACATAAATCCCAGTGGCCCCGACATCAACTGGACCAACAGCAGCCCGTTCAGCAACGTTGTGACCAGCAACGGCAGCATCAACAGCGTATACAACCAGCGCACCAACCTAGAACCGCCCATGCCAGCCATACGGCAGGGCGCTTACACCATCAGCTTGTGGTTCAATTCAAGATATACAGCTGGCCCCAATACGCTGCTGGGCGGCGACAATGGTAGCCTCAATCTGATCAGCCAGAATCTCACAGATCTGATAGTAACCACCGGCGATGCAAACACAGCAACAGGGTTTGGTTTCCCTGCCCAGCTAACCCCAAATCAGTGGCACTACTTGGTGGTGACCAGGGATGATCAGCATCGCTGTGCGGCATGGCTCAACGGTGAGTATCTGCAGAATGGGGTCATTGGTTATAACCACGGCATAGACATCAACGACTACACGGTTCCAATCACCTACCTATGCGCAGGGGGATACTACGGCACCGCATTTGATGGCGTGATCACTGACGTCAAGATTGACAATGTGAACCTATACAGCACCTGGGGACCGGGTGTAACCGGCAACATACAAGTGCCAACCACACCAGCTGTGGCAGGATTCAGCACGCAGGTGCTGCTCAGCGCCACAGACAGCGACAATGTGTTTGTGAACAGTGCCAACACAGTGATATACACGCCGTTTGCCATAGCCAGCGCAGGCACAGAGCTCAGCATCAACTCCAACGGCAGCATTGGCTTCCCAGGCACCAGGTTTGGCAACATCAGCATCAGCGGCACGGTTACCACGGTGGGCGGCCTATATCCTGCCTGGGCACTGCCCAGTGAAAGCGTGTACATCTGGCATGCCAGCAGTGCCGACGTGCGTGGGTTCAAGATGACCGTGCGAGCACAGCACAATGATCCCTGCACCTGCCTCGAGATGGCCGACATCACCTGCGCATATGACGCGGTGGGCGGCTTGGTGTACAGCGTGGGCAACAGGGTCAAGAGCAATCAGGGTGCCACAGACACGGTGTTTGGCGTGCTCATAGACTATGACATCGTGCCTGGTGAATACCTGCTGGTAGTCACGGCCACCGTGGGCAGCACAGACACGGTCTATTTCACATACGAGGTCACGGAGTTCATGACCACCCATGCCACATAAGGGAACACAGCGATGAGCGTTTTGATACAGGGCACACAGGTACCAGTCACGGTAGACGGGCTGAGCAGCGGCAACGTCAGCAGCACAGCTGGCACTAGCCTGGAGCTACATGCGTTACGTGCCAGGAACTACTGGTGGAACGTGGTCCAGGACACACAGTTTGGCAGCAGTGACACGGGCGTGAGCCTGGTCTATGACAGCGTGGGCAACATGTATGTGTATGGTTTGGTCAACACTCCCAACGGCAACGGCACGCTGGCGCTGAAGTTCAACTCTGAGGGCTATCTACAGTGGCGCAAGAGCTACACAGATGCCAACGGCTTTGCCTGCGGCGGCAATGATGGCATAGCCATAGATAGCCACGACAATCTCTACTTCATGGCCAACGACAGCGTTACAGCTGTGTTCTATGCTGGCACCATGGACGCCGAAGGCAACATCAGCCCCACCTACATCAGTCTAGCTCAGGGTGAAGCCTATGACTTGGCCGTAGACAACTCGGCTAACATGTACTTCACTGGTGGGTTGACTGACACGGGCAATGGGCAGGGCTTTGCTGCCAAGGTCGACAGCAGCAGCAACACACTGGTATGGACCACTTCGCTGCGGCCTGCTAATCCCAGCTTCATTTTCCAGGGCACTGCCATAGCAGTACAGGACAGCAACGTCTATGTGAGCGGCAACAATCCAAACATAGGCAGCTATCTTCTACAGATGGACAGCAGCAGCGGCACTATCAACTGGCAGCAGCAGATATCAGACAGCACGAACGCAGAAGCAGTGAGCACTGATGCCTTGGGCAATGCCTATGTGTTGGTCAGCAATGTCAACGAGGGCACGGCAGTGTACAAGGTTGATGTCAACGGCACCAGCATATGGCAGACAGTGTTGGATGGCGGCTTCAACAGCAGCTATACTACCACTGGTTATGACGCGGTACCAGACAACCAGGGCCATGTGTACGTGCTGGGTACCACTCAGGCTGGTTCAACTCAGTACAATGCGCTGTTCATCAGCAAGCTGTCGGCTGACACTGGTACCATGCTGTGGAGCCATACCATTGGCTACTCATTTGAAGACACTGTGGTTGGCACCATCAACGGACTGCGCGTGGGCAGTGTCCATGTGGATCGCATAGGCATCACTGGCTACATCAGCGGACCATTCCCTGCTGTGGCCTTCACGGCGCAGGTACCCACAGATGGCAGCCTGGTTGGCAAGTGGTACGGAGCCATTGGATCAGCCAGCTACAATGACGTCACACCCGCTTGGTTGGCCAATACCTATACGCAGAATTACACCTTTAGCACAGGCGATACGGTACCCCACTACAACCAAGGCAACCTCACAATAGGTGTGCTTGATTTGACCACGTTGGCCATACCTGCTGCCAACGTGGTCAGCATTACCACCACCATAGGCACAGTTGCTGATTATCAGAGCACCATCACACTGACCACGGATGGTCAGACCACCGTGCCAGGTGATCTCAGCCTAGGCGGTGAAGCTCCTCTTGGCTGGATCAGCAGCATGAGCAATGTCAGTATAGGTGGCCAGAGCCACTACAGCGAGTTCCGCTATGTCATGGGCGATGCCAGCGGCGTGTATGCCATGGGTGACGACTTCTATGACGGTCCCATACCCTACATGGTCAAGTACGATCACAACGGGGCTGTGCTGTGGCAGAAGCAGGCCACCTATGATGGTCACGAGGGCGTGACTGGTAGGATTATACAGGCACAGCCCTACGGCGCAGACAATCTCATTGTGCTGGGAGATGGCTATGACTTCAACCCGCCGGGCCATGAGGGTGTGATTGTTGCATTGGTCAGCACCATAGACGGCAGTGCCAGCTATCCTCTGTCCATGCTCAGTCCCAGCAATTATGATCTGGTGCCCAACAGCATAGCAGTGGGCCCAGGCGCACCAGGCACGGGCAATGTTTACATAGCAGGTTATGCCGCAACCAACAGCTATAACAATGCTTGGTTGATCAACCTACGGGACCGCGCCAGCGCAGGCTATGGCGATTTCACAGGCAATGCAGAGTTTAGGTCGGTGACCACAGATGCCACAGGCAACGTATACGCAGGCGGCCAGTGGTACAATGGCAGCAACTATGAGGATATTGTGGTAAAGATCCCCAGCGATCTTGGCACTCCCATCTGGGGCGTGAGCATACTGCCACTGTACAGTGATGGCAGGAACGGCGCAGTGATGGTAGACGACAGCACCAACAGCCTGTTCGTGACCACATATTGGGTAGGACATCCAAGGCTGAGCAAGCTGGACGCAGCCACGGGCGAGGGTATATGGATCACAGAGATAGGCAATGTCTACGGTGGTTCAGAGGGCGGCGTGCTCACTCCAGACGGCGACGTAATCCTGGCAGGCTGGACTCCCGGTCCATGGAATCCAGGTGGCCCAGAAGGCATGCTGTTCAGCCGCGTGAGCGGCTCTGATGGCTCTGTAATGTGGAGCAACGCTCTGTATACTACCACACTCATGGGCGGTGGCAACTATTTTTGGAATAACAACAGCAGCACTATCGGTCTCATCAGCGATACACACTTTGGCGCAGGCGGCTGGCAGACTCTGGACGGCGCAGAAGGTGCCGTAGCGGTCAAGCTGCCCTTGGATGGTACTGGCCAGGGCACTTACGGTCCCTACATCTATGCCAGCTATGCCACGGTAGGCGTTACTACCAGCTTGGCAACAACGCCGCGCACGGTGGGCATAACCACTACACCAGTGACCTTCTTTGCTGGCGGTGACCTCATAGCTGCCACGGTGCGTGCCAACCAGTTTGAGCTAGATCTCATAGGTGGCAGCGGTCAGCAGGGTGTGGGCAGCATCAACAACATACTGGCTCTGAACTTTGACACAGGTGGTGCCATCAGCGAACAGCGTCACAACAACACCACCATCATGGACATCAACAGCGCAGAGAATGGCGGTGTGAGCGTGAACAGCTGGTCAGGCAACAGCAGTAATCAGGCATTCAGCCAGCTGATGTGGGCCAACACAGAGATTACCACAGAGACCTATAACGGATTTCCAGACAATGCCTACAACTGGGTCTATACAGACAGCGCTGGATTCCATATTGAAAACCATCCAAACGGCTTTGCTGGTCAGGGTTACACGTGGCAGTTTGACCTCACAGGCAACTTATCATTGCCCACAGATGGCGGCCTAGCATTCAGCAATGGTACCATCAACACCGTGGGCGGTGGCATCAACGTGCGCACCTACAACGGCAGCTTCACTGTGTCAGTGGACGAGACACAGATGCCCACGGTGCCCTACGTGGCTTGGACCTTTGATCAAAGTGGCGTGCTCACGTTGCCACTGGGCAGTATCATTGGTGAAACAGCCAATACCACAGTTATTTCACCACCCGGCGCATTAATGGGTCAGAGTTTGGTGATTCGTCCCACGGCTGTTCAGATTATCACTTCCAACTATCCTTCGGGATTTGCGGATGGCGATAGCATAACGTTGACGATTGACCCAAACAATGGGGGTCAAGTTACAGGCACAGTAGGTTATACATTTACAGGAGCTACTGCCGAACAGTTGGGCTGTGCATTGACTGGCACACTGACATTTACAGATCAAGTCAATCAAACGCTGACCTGGACCATTCCTGCTCTCAGCAATATTGATTCGTTTACATTCACACTTGGCGCACCGTCTGGGTTTGTCTTTGGTGGTCCGGGAAATACATACATCACTCTTACAAGAAATGGCAGTAGCGAAGATTATCATATTCACTTGGTAACAGGTGACCCTGCAACAACTGACATATATCTAGGCGATGATGATCAGTATGTTAAGATAGAAAAGAACGCTGGCAATGTTGTTGTTGGTACCAATGCAAATACCAATCAATGGACTTTTGGCACAGATGGTAATCTAACGTTACCAACCGTCGGCGGCATTGTTAATAATGGTAACGTCTGGAATTTTGGTGCAGACGGTAGTTTGGCATTCCCTAACGCCACGGGTTTTGCCAACAGTCAGATCTATACCACCAACGGTGGATACCAAACAGTATTTGAAACATTCGGTACCAGCGGAGATCGAGGCGCAGGACAGAAACTCACACTAGACTATGATGATGGGTCAGTGAAGATACAATCTTACAGCAGTCCAAATACTGTTGAGTGGAAGTTTGGACAGTATGGCGCATTGACCTTGCCAGATGGCGGTTACATTGACAACAATGGTGGCATCACGCGATTGGGTGCAGGCAACCTGGGAGCGCAGATAGGCAGTGCTGACACACAGAACTATGTGACCGCCAGCAACGAAGGTGTGACCATACAGACTCAGGCAGACATCGCCAACAGCAACTGGGTGTTTGATCTTAACGGTTATCTGACCATGCCGTTACACACCAGGATGAACAGCGGCGGTGTGGGCAACACCAACAGCGCAGAGTTTGGCACGGTGGTCAACACCTACGGCGACAATGGCGTGGTACAGAACAGCCAGATCTACATGAGCGCTGGCACAGGCGAAGCACGCATACTGGTCAACATGGAAGGCCACACGCTGGTCTATTACGGCACAGAAGAAGTTGAAAACCCCAACTTCACTGGCATGGTGGCCATGGACCCCAACGTGCGCAGCCAGTATGCCATAGCCTCTGAGAACGGCAACATCCTGTTGGGTGGTGCGCAACCAGGTGGCACCCTGATCAGCAGCGACTACATCGCTGGCATCGGTAGCCTTAACAACAACTACAACATGAACGGGCTGTACGTGGACAGCACCAGTGTGCTGATATCCACTGGTTCAGAAGGTGCTGTGAACAACAGCCAGCAGTTTGGTACCAATGGCATCAGCACAACCACCACGTTTGGCAACATCAGCACCAATACCAGCCAAGCTGCCAGCTATTGGTTGGCATTGGCTCAGGACAGCACCACAGGACTCTATCCAGCACAGGCCAAGATAGATGTGTGCCTGGCCAACATTGACACACCAGAAGTATACATTGACCTGAGGCGTGCCAGCGACGGCTTCAACGTGCTGTGGACATTTGATAACACAGGCAACCTCACGCTGCCCCAGGGTGGTACCATCAACTGGTCAGATGGCAGCAATGCCCTGGTAGGTGGTGGCGGAGGCGGCGCATATGCCACCACCGTGGGCAGCTTTGGCAGCGACCTAGGAATTGGTCCAAACTATGACTCTAACAATCCAGCGCTGCTTTACTCGGCAGATGACATGGTCATACGCACGGGCGGCAATGCTGACACACCCGGATATGGCCAGATGGCGTTCGCAGCTTCAGAGACTGCTCAGATAGGCGTGGCCAACAGCTTGGCTACCAGCAGCAACCTGGGCAGCATTGACTTTTGGTCGCAGATAAAGTTCAACAACCCTGCCTACGATCCTACCATCAACGTGGTCATAGGCAGCACCACCTGGGGATTCAGCTCAGATGGCGTCACAGCATTCCCTGGCTACAGCTTCACAGCCACAGATGGTACCGCAGGCCAGATGCTGGCCACCAATGGCAGCGGCAGCGTCACATGGACCACCCCTCCGGGACCAAACGGCAACGCCAACACTGGCAACATCACGTTCTCAGGCAGCAACATCGCCAGCAGCACCAATGCTGACATCGCGCTACAGAGCAATGGTTTTGACCTAGTGTTTGCTGCCAGCAGCAACGGCGGAGCGCTGGTGTTGCCTGACTATCAAGGCACAGGCGGTTATGGCACACTCACTGCTTCAACCCCAGACTCTGGTGTGGACATATATACCAACGAGCAGTACTACAGCGAAGTGTGGCTCAAGGCTCTATCGCAGGGTGGTAACGTGTGGATCAGCACCTATGGCGAGACCTACGTCTGGGACTTTGACATCACTGGCAACCTCACCCTGCCCGTGGGCGGCACCATCAACTTTGCCGATGGCAGCAATGCCCTAGTAGGCGGTGGTGCTGTGAACACTGGTAACATCACCTTTAGTGGCAATACCATCGGTACCAGCAATGCTGGTAACATAGTGCTCAGCACCAACTCCAAAACTTGGACATTTGGCGCAGATGGCATAGCGACCATACCAGGTGGCAGCACCATACAGGACCTTGGTTATGGTTATGGTTCGGGACATGGGCTGTGGCTCAACACGGCCTACAACGGCAATGCCAGCGCACTGTTCCAGGACAGCATCAGCAACCAGATCATCACGCAGGACTATAACAATGGCCACTGGGCAGTGATCAACACGCAGTTCACGGGTGGTAACAGCAGCCATCCAGAGATCCTGCTGATCACCAATCCTGGCAACGGCCTGCCCAAGAACGATTGGATCCTGGGCTCAGACGGCACCACATACCTTCCAAGCAATTCTGTCATAACCAGTCACAACTATGACACTGGCAACGTGACCACCGTGGGCAGCAACATCAGCATACGCACTGCCAGCGACGGACCTACCTTCTATGACTGGATCTTTGGCGCAGATGGTAGTTTATTATTCCCAGATGGTGCTAGACTATATGATGACGATGACGGAATTAATCTAGGCGGCTATCAGTCTGAATTTACAGATAAGGTAGTACAGATTGTCACTAATGGTACATCTAGTGGTGAACATGTATGGAGATTTGAAGAAACAGGAAACCTTAAACTTCCGGGTGCTATCACAGGATGGCAATCACCAGTTGTTATTCAAACCAGTCCAGATTATGTTACTACTTCAACTTGGACATTTGGCACAGATGGTACGCTAACATTCCCCACAGGTAATCTAGCTATAATACCAGACGATCCTGCTTTTGGCAATGCTGCTGTGATTTCATCCACAGATCACAATTTGATCACAGCGTCAATCGGAGTCAACGGCGGAACTACATCAGTCTGGGTGGAAGATTACGCAAATATTTACACCAGCAACATAGCCGCAGTGTACAGCAACCCTGTGCCAGGATCAGGCATTGTGCGCATCGCTGTGGGCCAGAATGGCGGTCCCGGTCCTAAATTATGGGACTTTGACCAAACTGGCAACCTCACCCTGCCCACAGGTGGTACCATCAATTTTGCCGATGGCAGCAATGCCCTAGTAGGTGGCGGTAGCGTGGCCTTCAATCCAACCACGCTGGTACAGAGCGTGAACATCACCGCAGCAGGCAACCCGGGTGGCGGGGGCACGTATAGAGTGACCTATAATGCGGACAGCTACACAGCCAGCGTGCTCAGCACTGGCATAGTGACAGTGTGCCAAGGCATCACACAATACACATCAGGCAGTGCTGCAGTGGGCTCACAGACTGTTGATGGCACCTTTGGTAATCCCCATGCCAACCAACCCTACACAGTATACGCTCACATCACCACTGACGCCGGCACCATATGGAGTGCTCAGGCCTCAGGCACCACTGGACTGTGCCTGATCGCAGGCACTGTGATCACCATGGCCAATGGCACGACCAAGCGCATCGAGGACATCAGCTATGACGACCTTATCAGGGTCTGGGACTTTGACACGGCTGGCTTTGCCACAGCTAGAGCACTGTGGATCAAGCGTACCGAAACTGCTGTGGCCTACAACGAGCTGACGTTCAGCGATGGCAGCATCCTGCGCACAGTTGATCAGCATCGCATATTCAACAAGCAAGCAGGTGCGTTCACCTATCCAATGACAGACGACACGCCACTTGGCACCATAACCTACACAATGGCGGGCACAGAGGCAGTGTTGGTCAGCAAGCGCACAGTCACTGAAACCGTGGACTACTACAACGTGATCACTGATCGCCACATGAACCTGTTCGCCAACGGCATACTGACCAGCTGCAGGTTCAGCAATGCTTATCCAATTGAAAACATGCGCTGGGTCAAGGCCGGCAGGCAGTTGCGTGACCGCGCAGAGTTCGCGGGCATAGCCGATCGCTGGATTGACGGACTGAGGCTCTGTGAGCAGACCTATTCTGTGGATGATATCCGTTGGTATGTGCGTCGCTTGGAGAGCTTGGAGATCACAGGGCTGGCCCTGGCTGAGCTCATCATAGACACGCTGATCACACGGTAAATATCAGCATGAGCATAATCATAGAACAGGGCATAACCATCCAAGGGGGCATAACCATCGGATCTGGCTCAGGTGGAGGCGGTGGGTCTGGCCTCGTTACGGCCAATCTCCAGCTTTACCTTGATGCTGCTCTGAGTTCCAGCTATCCCGGCTCAGGTACTGTTTGGTATGATCTCAGTGGCAATGGCAACGATGTTACCATGCAGAACAGCGGTAGCATCTCCTATACCAGCAGCGGCGGGGGATATTTCAGCACAGGTGCTGATGGCTACTTCAATAACGCATCAACCACCAATCTGCCATCTGGTTCCGCCTACTACACTCTGTGTGCCTGGGTACAATGGCCCAGTGGCGAATGGCCAGGTGAGGGTGGCATACTGTGCATAGGCGACGGTTTTGGCAGCGTCAACAGCGTCAACGCCTTCAGGACCATCAACGCACCCAATGGTACAAACAACTATTGGTGGGGCAATGATTTGTCAGCGGGCATAACGCTGGATGACTATACAGCATGGGTTAACGTGGTAGCACAGTGGGATGGAACCACTCGCAACCTATGGGCCAATGGCACTCAGGTTGGCTCAGATAACACCAGTGGTCTCAACACCAACAATGCCAATCTACAGGTTGGTCTAACTTGGCCTGCCCAGAGCGAATTCCTACAGGGCAACATCGGCCAAGCACTGATCTACGACCGTGCGCTGACCAGCGCAGAGATACTGCAGAATTTCACTGCTGTTAGATCGCGCTACGGAGTGTGATCAAAGATTTAGACGCTTGAAGCCCAGTTCCATCTGGTTAGTGCTGATGTCGTTTTCAGCATAGCCTTCGAACAGTGCTGCTTTGTATTCTTCGTGTGGCAGCGATTCTTTGCCCTGCTCAACCATCATGTAAGCCCAGCTTGTATACTCCTGCTGGCTAGTCCTGGCTATCACTCGCTGGCGGAAATACTTGTATGGAAAACCCTCATAGTGATCCAAGCTGGCCAGGGCCTCGTCATCCAGCTGCCACAACAATCCGATCACATAGTCATCAGGCGCAAACTCAATGTCACCCCAAGTTCTCCAACAGAACCTGTAACCATCTATCCAGGCTGGTCCTATGAGAACTGCTGTTGGACAGCGTGATGCCATTTCTCGTAGATTAGTGTTGCGCCCGTATGCGAAGTAATAATGTGTCATGTGCAGAGCTTAACACAGATAGCTGTGCGAGTCAAGGAGATCAGGCATGGACCAACAACAGATGACAGACATTCTCGATGATCTAAGGTTTATCAGAGCCCAGTCTGAATTTGCTGCGGTGGTGGCCAGCCTCAATGGCAGTCCTGATGAGAGATTAGAGAGCATGCTGAGACACCGTGAACAACTTTTGGCAGACAAGCAGCACTATGAGCTGACCAACAGCTTGGAGAAATACCTTACCAGCAAGGTTGATGACTTGGTTGAGCGCAGCATCAGAGAGCGATTAGATGCTGCCAAACACATATTGGTATCAAGGCAGATCAAAGACATCGAAGCCAGATTGGAGATCATGGACGCCTGGATGGAAACGCATAGCATGGACTATGCCATCATCTCAGCCAGCTCTGGCACCAGATCTAACAAGCTTTCGCCACGCAGCTGATCCAATCGCTGAGTATACAGCTTGAACTGTGATCGTCTCTCAGCTACCTCTGCGTCATCGCTCTTTGGATCAATTATCAAACTTGCTGCCAGAGCAGGATAGTTGATCAGCCTATCAACCGTGCGCTGTCGCAGGTGATGCGGAACCAGATTGGCTCTTAGATATCTTGGCTTGTGCAGCATGCTGTGGCTCATGCTGGTCTGCTTGCCAAACTCACTGTGAACCCAATCTATCAATTCCGGAACTCTCAGTACCGTGTAGGCATAGATGGTGTTGCTGACCCTGAACTTGCTGATGTTTGGTAGCTTGATCAGCTGCTGCCAGCTGCGCCTGCACTGATCCCAGGTGATGCTTGTACCGCGAGTGTATTCATGCAGCTTACCGATCGCATCTATGCTGAAGCTCATGTTTATACTAGGGAACAGCTCCAACAGCTGCATGACCCTGTTATCATATTGCGTGCCGTTGGTCATGATGCGCAGTTCACGTGTGCGATCATTGAGACCTAGCTTTATCATCTCTTCCAACAGCCTCAGGCTAGTGTCTAGATAGAGAGGCTCACCACCCTTGAGTTCTATCTTGAATTCATCCTTTGATGCCTGCATGCTGGCCAAAATGTCATCTATGGCTGAATGGTTCTCAATCAGCACAGAATCTAGATGATAGGTATTTTGATGTGCCCAGGGCAGATCAGCCATGGCCATGGCATCCTTGTGCCAAGCTGTGCTGTTGTACTGCCCACAGATGCGACATTTTTGGTTGCAGAGATTGCTGAGACTTAGGTCGTACCATACTCTGTTCTCGTAGCCGGGCTCTGCTAATCTTGATTGATCCAGAACCTGACCAGTCAAGTCATTGTACATCTTCCGAAGACTGTAGATTCCCTGCAGCTCATTGCTGTAGCACTTCTCACAGCCATCGATGTGTTCGCCGGCCAGCATCCCTAGCTTTATATCGTGCAGGCTCTGGCTTGATAGCAGTTGTTTGTGTTGATCCACAGGCACAGTGACCCTGTGATTCAAACAGCACATGCCAGCAGTGCCGCTGGCATTCACGCAGTGCACGGTCCACGGCGCAGCACAGAAAGTTGGGCTTATCATGCGCCGCGGACCTTTTGATCAGAGATGAGGCTGTAGCTGCGTAGCGTCACCACGGAAGGTAAAGTAACCGATGTGGTTCAGCGTTATAGTCAAGTCTGCCCAGATCTTGCCACCCATGGCACGCCAGCGCTTGCAGAAGGTATAGTCTTCTGATAGATATTCCTTGCTGTCGTTGTCGATCTCTGTGTCAAACAGCGCATACTTGAACGGATCGTACTTGGGATCCAGACCGATGCTGTCCACATAGTGCAGCTCTGGATGCTTGGCGATCATCTGCTCCAGCACATGACGCTTGATCATCATGAAGCCTGTGCCCAGATTGGCCACTTCTACCAAGTTGCCTTCCTTTTCAGCACCTGGTACCTTGTTGACCACGTAGCTGATGGGCAGGGCCTTCTTGGGATACAGCCCACCGACCACGTCCCTGTCAGCGATGATCAGCTTGAAGATCTCTTCTGGCTCAAAGCCAATGTCTGCGTCAACAAACATCAGATGCGTGCTCTTGGGTTCGAAATACAGCATCTTGGCAACCAAGCTGTTGCGTGCGCGGCAAACCAGGCTTTCGTTTACCATGGTGTCTATGGTGAAATTCAACCCAAGGCGCTGAGCCGTGGCCATGTATTTCAGCATGCTGATGAAGGTGCCTTCGTTGATCTGGCCACCGTAGCAGGGGATACAGAAGTGAACCCTGGCTGACTGCAGCACCTTGACCATGTCTTGAGTAAGTTCCATTGGAGTCTCCGATCGTTACACCAGTAATTATGTGGCACGATCGGAGAGCTATCAAATTATCATTGCTCAGTTTCTGCGTCTGATTTGCTGAGGCTGAGGAACACATGCGCAGTGTCCACGGCATCGATGTAGTTGACCAGATCAGCCATGGCTTCCTGATCGATGTGATAGCCAAGGTTCACGTATCTGAACATGCCATATTTGCGAGCAATGCGTCCAGCTTCTTGGCCCACTGAGGTGCGCTCATCAAACTCAGGCATGCTGATCTCATAGTGCCGCTGCAGAGTGCGATAGGGTCCCAGATCCACGTTGCTGGCAGCCTTCATGTCGCTGAGTCCCCCGAGGAAACTGATCAGCTCGCTGTCTGGATCACGGACCTTGCTGCGCAACATGCCAACCACAGCGCTGAGCTTGTTGATGGTGGTCGGAACCACATCCTGCACCTGCGATTGCTCAGCATGTGCCCGGTACATCGCATGCGTCTTGGGTTCGGACAACATGGCCTTGACCATGGGCTCCAGATGATCATGCAGGCCAACCCAACGCTGAGCATCCAGCTTGCGCACGCTGGCTGGACGCACCGCGTAGATCACAGCATCCGATTTCATCAGTCCCGTCTGCACCGCAGCTGACCTCAGCGAGTCCAGACCATAGCGTCCCAGATGCTTGTGGCCAGTGATCACGTCCCAGTTCTTGAGCGTGACATAGACCAGCTTGCCTTTGGGCAGCGTGGCCGGATCAACTTCCTTCCATGCCCACTTGCCACCGTTGCGGCTGTGGTGGTTCAGTGACCAGACCTGCTGCACTGTGGTCTTGGTCTTCTTGGCCACTTCCGGCAGCGTGCTGGTGTAGATCACCTCGGGATTGCCCAGTTGTTCACGCAACACATCCCAGCCCCCGCGATAGGGGAACATGGCCACTGTGTTGGCATAACCAGCTGTGGCATGCATCTGCCGCGTGCGGGCCAATCCGCCCTTCTTGAGATCGTCAAAGACCACCTTGGTCCGGTCTGAACAGGGCAGCATGAAGCCGTCATGCACACGCACGCTCTTGATGTCTGCTGGCAGCAGTCGCACACCGTGCTCCTTGGTGCCATAGAGCTTCACGGCATCCACTACCATGTTACCACGGTCGATGTTGTGGCCTTGCCACTCCAGCACCACATCTTCAAACACGCGGCGCATGCCAAAGCCCAGAGCACCCTGGAAATACCTCGCCCAATGTTCGTGTGCCTTCCACAGCGTGGGTGCCTGGCCAATGGCACCGCTGACCATGGCCACCATCTCGTCTCGCACAGCAGTGAGTCGGTTGATGATGTTCTGTACCGTGCGCTGGTCATAGCTGAGACCTTCGCGGCTGGCAGCCACGTCGCAGTCGCCGATGGGCATGTCAATCACGATGGGAAAGTCACAGAGATAGCCGATGCGGTGATCCAAGTCTGGGATGCTGTGGCGGTCCAAGGGATAGAGCACACCACCCATGAGGATCTGCGTGTAATTGCCGTTCCAGAATGCCTTGGACCAGATGCGCCATCCAGTGCCCTGATGCACAGGTTCCTGCGTCAGTGCGGGATCAAATGTCATTTGGCCATCAGTGATGATGGGTTTCTGCGTGAACCAACGCAGCACTTCCATGGCCTTGTCGTGCCAACGGTGATAATCATGCGTGACCTTGAAGCTCACGGTGATGCCAGAGCCCTGGGCAGGACCGCTGAACAGCTTGGCAGCGCGGGGCGTACCGCTGCCATCAATGCTCATCTCATAGGTGGTCTTGATGCCTGCGTGTGAGCTCTCCACGGTGAACTGGTTGGTGTAGCTGAAAGGGCTCTTGCTGCCCAGGCCCAGCTGTCCCACGAAGTCGTTGCTGGTGGTCTTGGTGCTGGCAAAATAGCGAGTGTAGACGTTGAGCACGTCTTCTTCACTGAGCCCAATACCACGGTCTTCCACAGCAAACCAAGGCTGCGCGTCAGTGGGCAGATGTACCACGAACGGATTGGTGTTGCCTGCTGCCACATGGCTGTCACGTGCGTTGCAGCTGAGCTCGCGCACGATGGCTTTGATCTTGTCGCTGTAGAGACCATCGCTGAGGATCTTGAAGGCCTTGCCAGTGGCTGCGATGGTGAAAGCACCGTTGCTATCTGCTGCTGTTGCTGTTGCTGTGTCTGCGATCTTCATGACAGCTCCTTTTTTTTCCATGCTTCATAATAGCACGCAATGCTGATATGTCAAGCGAATTTTAAGGTTTTACGACATTGAAATTGCTTGGTATTTTATCCTTAGATGGCGTTTCTTGGGTCATTATCATAGTAGAAGCGCATGGGACCGCAGGGCACATAGCTGCCGTCGCGGTTGTATGTATTGCCATGATCAGCCACGTTGGCCATCTGCTTGCTGCAGTCTTGTGTCATGTGCCTGTAGGTCTTTGGTCGACCGTCTGAACCATCGCTCAGCACAGTGGTATTTCCAAAGATCATGATGCCAAAAGGCAGCAACATCACAGGTAACCACCAAACCACAGCAGTGACACCACCATCATGATCCAGGGCATTGCCTAACCAGAAAAGCAATGCTGCTAACAAAACCATGCTCCAGAACAATGAGACAACGGACACATCAATCACCACTGGCTGGCTGCCTACTATGAACCAGATCCAAGGCACGCTCATCGCTGCCCAATAGATGAAACCTCGCTGGATTCTGGTTATCAGCACCAGTCCTGTCAGCAGTGAAAATATGGTCAAAAATCTAGCTAACCAGTCTAAAAAACCATTGCGATGGCTCATAAAGGCTCCTCTGTGCTATGTGTTCAATGTAACACAGATGGGAGCGCTGTCAACCAAAATGATCAGCTGTACAATGTTGAAATCAAAAGAAAAATGTAAGGAAAATCCGAGGTTAACTGCCTCGATGGTCTCGATAGTTCAAGAGATAGGCTATCAGTGAGCCACCAACACAGAGATAGCCAATTGTGGCTAGCACACGCAGCATCATGTCTTGGCTCGCATCATAGCTGCCCACCAGCAGGCATTCATCAGCCAAAGGCTCTGTGGTGCCACCACAGCAAGAAAGGCTAGGTTCATAGAGTAGGGCACGGCAATCTCCTCGTCTGCTGTGAGTATATATGCTTGGTTGGCCTCACCGCAATCAATGTGGTATATTATGGCATGACCGTGACATTTTCCCTGGCCAAGACCAACGGCGAGCAGCTGGATCTCAGCTATCAGCGCCTGCCGCTAGCTCATGCCGAGCTCTGGGAGCAGAGCCTAGCCTATCACTGCCAACAGGGGCATGCGCTGCTGGATCAGGGTGATCGCTGTTACCATTTCAGTGAATTTGGCTCTGAGCTGCTGTCAGTGATAGGTCAGTGCAACAGGATCATAGCCGAGATCAACGGTCACCTAGGGCACGGTACCATTGGCAGGACCATCAATCTCCAGACCTATCAGGATGATGTGAATCATCTGCATGCCATCAGCGTGGAAGCCAATCGTCAGCAGGGACAGCCAGGGTTAGAGCAGCTTTGGACGGATCTCAACAGCTATCTGCATGGTATCGAGATCCTCGAACGAGGCAAGGGCGCCACACAGCCTGAGGGCACCGTGTTCATCGACCTACAGCATCGCAGAGATTGGCCGCTGCCGCGCGAGGCCTATAGGCACTTCACTTTGGACAAGACATTTGGTACATGCTACGCCAACTATCCGCATGTGGGACGCCATGTATATGAAGCATGGCTCAGCAGGGATGAAGACTCACCTGACGATCACATCATGCCCATGCATAACATCGGCGGCAGCAGCTATCTGTGGTTTGGTGCTACCAGCGGGCGCAGCAACACTCCAAGCAAGATGGCTGCTATCAAGCAATGGTTCCAGAGCGAGAACATAGGCAAGCGCATGGGCATGCGCTGGGGGGATCCTCGCTTGGCCATAGGTTGGTTGCCTGTGGCAACACTCCAAACAGACATACAGCTGAGCGATCTCGCAGGCATCTGCAGGATAGTGGCTATCAGGACTTCTTGATGCTGGCTTTGAGTTCTGCCAGCTTGGCGGGGTCGGCCTTGGCCTGCAGACCGCTAGCTGCGCCTGGCACAGGTGTCTGTGGTTTGTACGGGGGCTGTTCTGGTTGGCTCAAACGCAGCACTTGTTGGTCCATGGCCTTGAATTCTTCAATGCTCCAGCGCAGCAGATAGCCCAGTCCGCCGCAGAGCAGCACCCAGATCAAGTGAAGGAAAACGTTGAATCCCACGCTCATTGTTTCATCAGCTGGGCCATGACCACATGCTGCTCCAGATTGCTGTGTGATAGCTTGAACTTGCGCATCAGCTGCGCATGTCGGTCAGTCTGAGCGTTGCGTGCTCTACAGGTTATCTCTTCACGACAGATTGCCATGACTTGTTCTTCGCATACCGCAAACAACCTAGTCATCTCGCGCTTGGTATCGTAGTCTAAACCGTTGATCTTGCGACGTAGCTTGCTGGTTTCAGCATGCCACCATTCGCTATCGAACATCCATTTGCTGCTTGTTGGCATGCTTGTCTCTTCGTGTGTAAGCACCTTTGCCCTTGCGGGCTGCGATCTTGCGTTGGCGGAAGAGAGGACTTTCCAGAGCTTTGGCGTGCATGTTGCGCATGGTTACTTCCTCATATGGACCTGAGGTACTATAGCACGATCGCATGATCTGTCAATCAGTAATTTGGCACGCGATAGCACTGGCGCTCATAACCAAGGAAGTTACCCCATTGGTCATACACAGGCTGTCTGCGGCATTCTGTGTGATAGCCACGTTCATCATAGTATCGGGGCTGGTTCATGGCGCCACCAATGATACCACCCACGATCAAGCCTCCAACCAAAGGTGCTACCCAGTTACCACCCCCATGCTGATAGCCATGCTGATAGCCATGACGATGACCATAGCGATAGTCCGCATGAGCAGGGGTGATGCTCAATACCATGAGAGCCGTTGATAGTGCGATAATGATATTACGCATTGATAATCTCCTCTGATGGTTCATAATAGCATGTCTATATCAGTTGTCAACCATCATGTTATTTACTGTTACACAGCATCCCGCAGCTTGATACTTTCTAGATCATATACCCTGGTCCTTAGTCTGCTGCTGCTGAATCCGTGCCTGCGCTTGTTGAAAACTATCTCTATGCCTCGCTCCTGGCAGATCTGCAGCCCAGTGAACTGCTTGCCTTGATATTCTTCGCCCAAAATGCGCACGTGAATCGGCAGTATGTTCAACAGGTCTTCCAGATCCTTTTCCGTGTCATAGACCCAAACCTCATCCACGAACCGGCAGCCCTTGACCTGGATCTGTCGTTCCACGATACTCTGCACTGGTTTGTTCTTGCTCTTGCGATCCAGCGTGGGATCGCTCTGTATGCCAGCTATCAGCCAGTCACAGTGGTGCTTGGCTTCTTCCAGCATGGCCACATGTCCCGCATGGAACAGATCAAAAGTCGAAACAGTGATTCCGATCAAACCCATGCGGGACATGTGCTGCTCCTATCAGTTTGCTGGTTTGGCTTCTACGTCGATTGGTTCGTCTGGGCTCGGAGGCGCGCTCTGTGCCTTGTATACGATCTCGCCAATCTTCATCAGTGTCTGTCCAAACTTTTCCAAGACTGGGCGCATCTCAGTGACATCATCACCTGCGATAGCAGTGCGCACCTCGGCAATGGCTGCTTCAACCTCAGCCTTGAGCTCAGCAGGGATCTTGTCATCATGCTCGCTCAGCTGCTTTTCTGCCATGTGTATCTGGCTCTCAGCACCGTTGCGAGTCTCGATGACTTCGCGCTTGGCCTTGTCAGCTTCGGCATTCTCCTCAGCTTCTCTGACCATGCGTTCGATGTCTTCATCGCTGAGTCCACCACTGCTTTGGATGGCGATCTTCTGTTCCTTGCCAGTGGCTTGGTCCTTGGCGCTGACGTGAACGATGCCGTTGGCGTCGATGTCAAAGGTCACTTCGATCTGCGGCATGCCGCGAGGTGCTGGTGCGATGCCAGTTAGTTCAAAGTTGGCCAAGCTCTTGTTGTCGCGTGCCATCTGGCGTTCGCCTTGGAACACTGCGATGCTCACAGCCGGCTGGTTGTCAGCAGCTGTGCTGAACACTTGGCTCTTCTTGGTTGGGATGGTGGTATTGCGCTCGATCAGCTTGGTGAACACACCTCCCAGCGTTTCAATGCCCAGGCTTAGAGGAGTCACGTCCAGCAACAGCACGTCCTTGACGTCACCCTGTAGCACGCCTCCTTGGATTGCGGCACCCATGGCAACCACTTCGTCTGGGTTCACGCCCTGGCTGGGATCACGCTTGAAGATGTCTTTGACTGCCTGCTGCACCTTGGGCATGCGAGTCTGACCACCAACCAGGATGACTTCGCTGATGTCGCCGGCCTGTAGTCCGGCATCAGCTAGAGCCTTGCGGCATGGACCCTGGGTGCGCGTGATCAGATCATCTACCAGCTGTTCCAGCTTGGCGCGTGTGATAGTCACAGCAAGATGCTTGGGTCCATTGCTGTCTGCGGTGATATAGGGTAGGTTCACTTCGGTCTGGCTACCAGAGCTCAGTTCGATCTTGGCCTTCTCAGCAGCTTCCTTGAGCCGCTGCAGGGCCATGGTGTCCTTGCGTAGATCGATGCCCTGTTCTGTCTTGAAAGTGTCTGCTAGGAAGTCCACGATGCGCAGATCAAAATCTTCTCCGCCCAGCTGAGTGTCACCGTTGGTGCTGAGCACTTCGAACACACCGTCGCCAAGCTCCAGTATGCTGACGTCAAACGTACCACCACCAAGGTCAAACACAGCGATCTTTCCGGCCTGCTTCTTGTCCATACCATAGGCCAGTGCCGCTGCAGTTGGTTCGTTGATGATGCGCAGCACTTCCATGCCTGCGATCTTGCCTGCATCCTTGGTTGCCTGTCGCTGGCTGTCATTGAAGTACGCGGGCACGGTGATCACTGCTTGGTCAACTGATGTACCAAGATAGCGCTCGGCTGTTTCTTTCATCTTGGTCAGTATCTTAGCACTGACTTCGCTTGGGCTCATCTTCTTGCCGTCCACTTCAACCCAGGCATCGCCGTTGGCAGCTGCCACGATGGCGTAGCTCAGCAGCTTCTTGTCTTTCTGCACGCTGTCGTCTTCGTAGCGGCGGCCGATCAGGCGCTTCACAGCATGCAGGGTGTTGGTTGGGTTAGTAACTGCCTGGCGCTTGGCAGGTGCGCCTACCAGCGTCTCGCCGTCCTTGAATCCCACGATGCTGGGTGTGGTGCGAGCACCTTCTGCGTTTTCTAATACCTTGGCCTTGCCACCTTCGATCACAGCCACGCAGCTGTTGGTGGTTCCAAGGTCAATACCGATAACTTTGCTCATTTCTATCTCCTCATAAAGCAAGATTGTGCATGGCCGGCCGTAGCCCGGCCATGGCTATTATATAAGTGTGTATCAGAGCAGTGTCAAGACACTGGTTCAAGATAAGCAGTGCGCATGCGCACGATCTTGGATGGATTAAGCGGTGGTTCACCGCGTGTGATAGCATGCACCTTGTCCATGCCATAGATGACCTTGCCCCAGACGGTGTACTGTCGATCGAGGAAGTTGGCATTGCCAAAGCAGATGAAGAACTGATCGCTGGCGCTGTTTGGATCATTGGTGCGTGCCATGCTGCAGATACCTTCTGTGTGAGGTACGTCGTTGAACTCGGCCTGTAGCTGAGGCAGAGCCTGCTTGGTCCAACCGCCCTGTGCCATGAAACCATCGATCACTCTGTGGAAGTCAGTGCCGTCATAGAGCCCTTGATCAGCCTGCCTGATTATCTGGGCTACGTGGTTTGGTGCCTTGTGTGGGTAGCATTCTATCAGGACGGTTCCGTTTTCAAGATCCATCTTGAGCAATGGTAGATCAGTCATAGTCTCTCTCCTTAGACGTTTGTTGTTGCGGCCTAGTCATCCCAGCGCCATGGGTTATCAAAATCCTGCATCATGTTTAGCTCCAGCTGAGCTTCCTCGCTCATCATGTGCGGTCCCCATTGGGGTGTCCAAACTACCTGCACATCGCTGCTGAGAACACCTGGTACCATAGTAGCTTCCTTGGCTTCCCTGAGAATATCATCAGCACTGGGACACCAAGCAGAAGTCAGCGTTATCTCCATCCTTACTTCAGGTAGATGATCGAGATCAATCTTGTAGATTAGGCCGAGGTCGTAGATGTTAGTGCTGATCTCCGGATCGTAAACCCTGCGCAGATTGGCTATGATCTGGTCTCTGATTTCTTGGCTCATAGGAACCCCATGGCCCTGCACCAACCTATGCAGTTCATCGTAGCAAACCACGTGGTCACTAGCATGATCCAAGGCTGCCCGCGGCGATAGCTGGCAATTACCTGGCTGGTGCTGCCCACGAAATAGAAAGGATAGATGAAGGCCATGTTGGGATGGTTAGCCGTGCTAGCCAACATGATGCTGGCACTAACGCTGAAAATGAAGTTCTGCATCTCCAAGTAGAATGCCAGCTTGTCACTGCTATAACTGTCTGCCCAGAATCTCTTGATCTTGTACCACATATCGTAGTATACGACCTAGGTGGCTGTGAACAAACCATAAATAGAATATTGGAGAATCCCTGTGTGCGTAGTATCTGCTAAATTCTTTCCGGATGTTGGTTGGGTCGGTGTGAAAAACCGAGACCGCAATTACATACCTGAGATAAGCTTCAAGCGACAGACACACGATGGCGTTGAGATAATGATGTTCTGGGATGACATCACGCAGTACTGCGAAGGCATGAATTCTGGAGGTGTCAGCATCATCTCAGCTAGCCTCATGGTCAAGGACGATGAGATGGAGATACAGGTGCGCAGCAAGACTCCATCAAAGGACGGTGCCAAGATCAAGCGAGCTTTGCGCTTCCCAAACGTCAAGGCAGCTACCATGAGCCTGATCAAGGACAAGCTGCCAGGCAACACCCTGATATTTGACAAGGACACCTGCTACCTCTTAGAAGGCTGCTGGGAACCAGGCGAGTATGAGAACCAAAAATACGCCTACAAGGTCATGGAGATACCCCAGGATCAATCAGTGGTTCGCACCAACCATGGCATAGAGCTGCCCTGGGCTGGTTACCAACCAGAAGGCAAGCAGCATCAGAATCCCAGCAAGAGCCACACCATGAGCAGGCTCAGCAGTGAGAGCCGCTACAAGATAGCAGAAGCAGTGATCAACGCTGCCAAGTCTCCTCAGGAGATGATCGACGGCTTGGCAGGGGTACACATTGACAATCCTCAGCTTAATTGCCTGCGCACCACAGACAAGAAGAAGCTGATGAGAACCACCAGCCAGATCATGGTCACACCCAGCGAGAACACCTTTGCTGTGCGCCCTGTGCAGAGCCACATGACATTCAACTTCTGGGACCTAAATCATCCCAAGAACAAGTGCTGGGTAGAGATACTCAGCAACAAGGCGCTGTATGATGCTCGCAAGGAGATGGGAACCAAGCCCTTCCCCAAGATGCAGCACAGCAGCGAGTGACCATGGCAGCCTGGGAGCACATACCCTACTTCGCATACGGGCACAACACCAATCTGGAAGAGATGTACCAGCGTGTGCCCGAGGCACAATTGATTGGACATGCTGATCTACCAGATCATAGGTACGTGCTGGAGCACGTGAGCAACGTAATTGAATCCAAGGGTGACACTGTGCATGGTGTGTTATGGATCATACCAGTGCAGAAGTTGGACAAGCTGGACTGGGTAGAAGCCTATCACAGGACCTATAGGCATAAGATAGTGCCAATAAAATATCGCGGCAAGATAATCAAATCCATGGCCTATGTGATGCTGAAAAAACATCACAGCGATCTGCCACCGACTGCAGAATATGTTGACTATGTGGCAACTGGATATCGAGAGAATCACATACCACTGAGCCAGCTTATAAGAGCGTTGGACGATCGCATCAGTGATCTCAAAAATCTACACAGATAAAAAAAGGGTCCCAGTTACCCGGAACCCTTCTGCCTCCCTAGACTTGGTGCGTTCGGCTAGCTAGCCAATCGCCAAGTTCTTAGTGATTAGGCCTTTGCGGCACGCTTGCGAGCCTTTGGAGCCAAGCTGTACTTGACGCGAGGAGCGCCGATGCCATTGTGGGCCATAGGAGTAGCAACGATGTTGTGGCCATCTTCCTTGAGTTCAAAAATGCGAGCGCTGAGCTTCTGGATCTTGAAGCGGCTCATGGCCTGCTTGGCAGTGAGTGTGTTGCCCTTGGCGAGATATGCGAGAACCTTCTCAGCTTGCGTTACATATGCGGTCATTTCGTTTGTCTCCAGTTTGTTTCAATTTGCGTTGTCCTGTGGACAACTATCAGTTGCAGTATTACTATACACTGCTTTAAGCAGCTGTCAACCGCAAAGATTGCTGCTTATTCAGCGGGTTTTATCTCGCAGATCAGCGGGAATCCATGCTGACGTGCGGTAGTGATGGTTTCGTCGCGCTTTTGGGCGGAAACTTCGTGGCTGTATGTACCAGCGATACCCCGCCCGTTGGTGTGGATGTGCATCATGATGTCCTGGGCTTCTTCAAAGGTACGATGGAATATCTGCATCAGCACCAATACCACGAATTCCATGCTGGTCACATCATCGTTGACTAGCCAGACATCCCACATCTTGGGAGGTGCTAACGTGACACGTTCGATCACCGCAACCATGGTGTTTTTCTTTGTATCAGCCATTAGCACCTCTCCTCTGTTGGTACTATTATACCGCGCTACTGACCTTTACGTCAATGACATTGCCGTTGGATATCGGTATCACGCGGCCCTTGCTGGCCTCTGGTACTTCTCGCTCTAGTTCTATGATCAGCATGCCGTCTTCCAGCCTGGCTGAGTTTACCTTGATGTGTTCTGCCAGGGTGAACTGACGCTCAAAGTCGCGAGCAGCTATGCCACGATGTATCCAATTACGGTTGTTCTGATCCTCAGTCTTGCTGCCGCGCACCATCAGCACTCGATCATTGCTGAGATAGATCTCTAGCTCTTCCATCTTGAACCCAGCCACAGCTAGTTCAAGCTTGTAACCGTTTTCGTCGTGGGTGAGATTGTAGGGTGGATAGGTTACTGGATTGCTGGCTACTCTGGCAATCATTGGTTCGAAACCTATGGCAAACCTATTGAGATCACGGAAGAGATCTTCCATTGAGTTTATCATTGTAGAAGTTGGATGACGCATTTTATACCTCCTGTTTAAGCGAAGCATCATATGAGCAGGCCCCGCAGGCACCTGCAGCACATATGTAATGGTTGGGCTGCTCAAGGTCAAGAAGTCCAGGGCACGATAAATATACAGCAGCTAGGAGAAACGTCATGCCTTATTACATCACTGGGCCAACAGGTCCAACCGGAGCTGGACCGCGAGGATACACTGGTCCCACTGGCCCCACTGGAATACAAGGAGCGATGGGCGGAACAGGGCCAACTGGACTGCGCGGAGTCACTGGACCACAAGGTCTCAGCATAACTGGTCCCACAGGACTACCAGGCACTGCAGCCAACAAGGGCGACACAGGACCAACTGGTTCTACTGGCCCAGCAGGCACATCTTCGCTGACCGGCGCCACTGGTCCAACAGGTGTGACCGGTCCATTCGGAGTCACAGGTCCAACTGGTCCAACCGGAGTTACAGGTCCTGGTAGCACGGTCACTGGACCCAGTGGTCCAACAGGAGTCCCAGGCAGTGCCACGCTTACTGGTGCCACGGGAGCCACAGGTAGGACAGGTCCGACTGGATCAACCGGAGTGACTGGACCAGCAGGCGCAGCTGCTTCAACTGGTGCCACGGGTCCAACTGGTCCCACGGGCACTGGCAGCACAGGCGCAACAGGTCCAAGCGGCAATCAAACTGGGCCAACTGGACCCACTGGTAACAGCAACACTGGGGCAACAGGTCCCACAGGACAATCGGGCACACAGGGACCAACTGGGCCAACTGGTAACAGCAGCACTGGTGCAACAGGTCCCACAGGACCATCAGGCACACAGGGCCCTACAGGACCCGGCGGCACAGGACCAACAGGTCCCAGCGGTGGTCCGACTGGATCCACAGGATCGACTGGTCCGACTGGCGCTGGGAGCATTGCCAGCAGGACAACCGCGGCTGTGACCACTGCTAGCATCGCAGCTGGCTCAAATGTCAGCGTAGCAGCCACAGGATTCAAGGGCTACAATCTCTATAGCATACAGACCAGCAACGCAGCCTGGGTAACAGTCTATAGCAGCACCGCAGCACGCACTTCTGATCAGAGCCGCACCCAGTCAACCAGCCCATCTGCGGGCAGCGGGGTGATAGCCGAGGTCATCACTACAGGTGCGGCAACGCAGCTAATAACACCCGCAGCTGTTGGATTCAGCAGCGAAAGTCCTCCAACCACAAGCATACCAATGAAGGTTGGTAACAATGGAAACACCACCGTAGCTATCACTGTAACACTCACGCTAGTACAGACAGAGGCATAACACATGAGCTTAGAAGTTAGAACTGCGACTAACATCAGCGATCAGCTGATGATCAGCATATACCTGCGCAGAGATGTGCATGACAATGGCATGACCTTGGAAGATTATGCCAATGCTGTGATGTCAGGCACTCATCCAGTTCTTAGTCATGACGAGTTCGTGTATCAGTTTGGTACCATAGAGGACGAAGTCAAGCTAGTCGCCGATTGGGCAGTGGCCAACGGCCTTGTATTGGTCGAAGCACATGCTGGCATGGCCACTGTAAAGGCCCAGGGCTCTATACAGACCTTCAACCAGCTTTTCAAGATAATATTAGAGACAGTGACCACAGACACTAGGACTTATATAACTCATCAGGGTACCATCTCAATACCAGATGAAATCAACGATGTAGTAGAAAACATACTTGGTCTTGATAACAGCATAACTTTCCAATCATATGCTAGATTAGATCCTGATGCGCTATCACCATCTGAAACCAACGGCGCAGTGGATCCCAGCATCATAGCTGCTCCATCCCCCATTGATCTTGCCGCTGCTTATCAGTATCCAACCGTGCCAGGGGGATACACAGCCCAGGGTGCCAATACCTGCGTTGGCATAGTGGAGCTAGGCGGGGGCTGGACCTCGCAGAATCTCACCAGCACCTTTGGACGCATCGGTCTCTCTAATCCCACGGTAGTAGACGTCAGTGTTGACGGCGGTGTGAATGATCCAACTGACATAGGCAGCAGCGGTGAAGTCATGCTGGACATATACTGCGTGGGAGCCACAGCGCTGGGCGCCAAGATAGCCATGTACTTTGCCCCAAACAGCTTCCAGGGGTTCATAGACTGCATCACAGCTGCTACCAATGACAACACCAACAACCCCAGCGTGATCAGCATCAGCTGGGGTACCACTGATACCAACTGGTTTGGATCTAATGCGCAGTTTGACACAGCGCTGCAGGCCGCCATCGTCAAGGGGATCACCACCTTCGTGGCAGCCGGAGACTTTGGTGTGCGTGCTATCTCCGGAGCACCCACCTACACAGTGCAGTACCCAGCTACCAGCCCCTATGTGATCGCAGCGGGCGGCACGGTAGTGACAATCAACAATGATTACACCATAGCCAGCGAGAATGCCTGGGGTACTGCCGGAGGATTATACGCAGGCGGCGGCGGAGTAAGCACATTATATAGCGTCCCATCATGGCAGACTGGCCTGTCAAGCAAGACCTATCCAACACCAAGCAGCCCTGTAACACTGACAGGGCGAGG